GTATACTCGTGTGGTAATATCTGCCGTTCCAGTTGCGAACCCAATACTTGAAGCAAGTACCCGAAAAACCTCAAATTCAAGCAACTTATTTATATCCATTGAAGTTGCCGAAAGTGCTTTGCCAGCATATACCTCGTATGTTCCTCGCGCTATTCCTACTGTACCCACGGCATCTTGCACAAAATGAGGCTCTCCCGTGGTAAGCCCAGAAAGCCCCGTAACAACCCCATTGAATTGCACATCAGAATCAGCGCCTTCCGATCCGTTCTCTATTGCGTATCCGTGGCACTTATCAAGCCCGTATACATTTGCATCTGATCGCCAGCAGGAAAGAGAACCTCCCGTTGCAGGAACTACTTGTGCGTAGAGCGTACTGCCAGCTCCCCACGCCGATCCGTTATATACTTTCCCAGAAAAATTTGCGTATGACGCAGCAGCACAAGGAATCTTATAATAGTTTGATCCGTCTGTTGAACCAGAGCGCTTGAATACAAGCCAATAGATCGTATCGGCAGCAAGAGTAAATGGGGAAGCAAATGCAAATGTTTGATCTGTGTAATGCGTTGAAAGCCCTGAACCAGCTAGGTTGTTTGATGTTCCGTTGGTAATAGCTGTTCCATCGGGAGAACCTCCAGAATCACCTTGTACTTCGATAGTAAGGTTATCTGATGGAGCACCAACTTTTGCCATAATTACTTTTATGCTAGAAGAAGTTGCCGCAGCATATACTTTTATTTTCAGAGCTTGGCGAGTTTGCCCAGCAGCGTTTCCCAAGTTCACCTCATTGTTTATTGAATCAACAATCTTTTGGTGAAGATCATTTATAATCACTATCGGCGCTGGCGCAGTTACCGATTCACCAAAATTGAGAGCCTCCTTACTTCCCTCAAAGTTTCCATTGAGATCAGATGCTAAAACCTTATCGCCTGCAACCCATGTTTTCTTTGCGGTACTCATATTATCCGTTTGCGAGTGTTAGCGTCCAGTCTATTGTGAGAGTTTCAGTTCCGCCCTTTGTAATGTTGATTGCTGCGTGAGAAAGAAGCGTGCCAGAGTTTGCCGATCCTGTTCCTGCAATAAATAATCCGACTTCACGGAATGTTCCCGTAACTTCGGTTGCGGAAAAGAAGCCCGTAGCATACGCAATGGCATTTGATTTTGTCTGTGAAGCAATAGCGTTTCGATAGGTTTCAGTACCAAGCTGGGTATCCCCTATCGCTGGGGTAGTGGTATTTGTTCCAAGAGCAATATAGTTTATTCGAAGGGTAGAAGGGGAGGGAGAAGCATTTGTAAGATGATCGTTTATGGCGGCCATTCCCACAGTGCAGATGATATTATCTACATGCTCTATGATACGGGTAATCTCTCCCGTTATCGCATCTCTGAACGTAAATTTATATACCCCTTTCAAAGTGAGCTTTTCTGCTGTTGGATGCTTTGTTTCCATATCTTATATATATTATACCATTATTCGAGTGGGCTGCCGTCTAGGATGAATTGCCGTTTATTGTTCTCCTCAAATGAGGAAGTCCATAATCCGACAACAAAATCCACATCGTAGTTGAGCTGCTGCGCCGTCCATACTTCTGTAAGAGATAGCGAATCGGAAAGGGGATTATGCACGAGCGCGAAACTATACAGTTCTGTCATGTTCAGTATTTCCTCAACGCCCTCAACTTCATCCAAAACCTCATCATCGGAAATGACAATTTCCTTTTTCTTTGCGTTCATTAAATCTTGGAGCAATCGGATATAGTCATAGGTTCTGGTTGTCATGAGAGAAACCTTGTAGATGAACTGCATATCGCCAGCAGCAGTATCTACGGCAAATACACGTGTCTCAACCTTATTTATCATATAGTCAGCGCTCACTCCGCGAAGGGTTGATTGCACATTGATGCGCTGCCCAGATCGAAGCCCCGATTCGTAAGTATCAAAAGAGCCTTCATTGATGGTTGATTTGTAGGCTAAAAGCTCCGCATCTGCACGCTGTCGTGCGGCTTCTTTTGTCTTGATGCTTTTGTCTATGATGAGATACTCGCGCCCCGTAAATGTATCAATAGATGATTGATCCTTCTTTTTTATAATAACGGGAAGATATGGGTTGCCTCCCACGCGAATCTTCTGTGATGCGGCAAGCGCTGATGTGTCTCTGGGAATCTTATCATCGCGGAATTTGATGAGTTTCTCTTGGAAGTTATGCAGTGCATCATACCCTGTAGGATCATCGAGAGGATCAACTCCGAGGCTTCTTGAATCTCCCGTAACAGTAAGCGTTACGTTCGCCATTTTATAGGGAAGAAGGAAGTGTTTAGTTGCTGCGTTGCCATCGAAAATAGCCGTAATGGTATCCGCAAGATATTCTCCACCTCGTACAAAGATTGTATTGCGGAGCTGCGATAAGTCTTTTCGGATGTTGAGCGAATCATAAATATATTTCCCATTGGTATCGGTAAGATCGAAGGGAGAGAGCACTGTGTTCTTTGCGAAGAAGTGCAAATCCCTATCGTAATCAATATACCAATCAGAGTTTGTAATCTCGGCCAACTGGCGCAGCGCATCAGAAGGGTATTCATAATTGAACTGGATGCGATCAATCGTTGTGGGGCAGTTCACATTGTTTATCGTGATCGCATTAGGAAAGTAGTTTGCCTTAAAATGCGCGATGATTTGATCCACTGTCTGATCTTCATAGGAATCAACAATAAGGCGCTGATCCATTGATCGCGTGTAATCGGTACAGGTAACAGAGAAGCCAACATAATCGAGCTTGTCGTATTCTTCTCGCACTTCCTGTATATGTCCTGCAAATATCTTTGTTCCAGAGCCATCGGTAATAATCACCTCATCTGCTGGAGTGGGCGCGAATGTTCGCGTGCCAAATTTCTTTACGATAAATTGGCAAGTGTCTGGCTGGTTCGTAAGTACGTTGATGATGCGGAGCGAGTTAAGATCAATGAGGCGCGTGCGATCAACCCCTTCGATGGTTACTGTCATCATATATTCATTGTCATGCGGAGTGTTCGCATGATTTCCTCGGAAACCTTTGTGGTAATGTCTCTCAAGTCCATATCAGAGGAGATATTATTTCCCGATATGTTTACTGTGATGCTTCCTCCAAATCCTCCTCCCGATGGGAAGGTAGACATATTCGGGATAACCCTCTCACCTCCATGAACGATAGCGAGTTGTGCAGCTCCCAAAGCGCCGCCTACAATACCGCCTGATTGAAAGCCCACAAGCCCCTTTGCACCCCCTATTACATTCGATCCAAAGCTCTTGGCACTTGATACTGCCTGCCCTGCGGCATTTTTTACCTTATCAACCGCAGCAAAGAAGGGCTGCAAGTACCCCAAAACGGCATCCACAGCGTCCTTTATTGTCTGCTTTATACCATCCCACACTTGTTTTATCACGGCGAGTATGCCTTCCCATATCTCTTTTGTCTTTGCTTTTATATCATCCCAATGCTTCACCAGAGCCACGATACCTGCAATGAGGCCTCCTATAATCGCTCCTGCGACCATATAAGGGAGCAAAGCTATTCCAAGTGCCACAAAAGCGGCGATGGCAGCGTAAATTGTGGGTATCAAAGCCCCTATAATAGCGCCTACGACAATATACAGCGCTGTAGTGTGCTCTTGGAAGAATGAAGTTACCTCTTTTATCATGCCTATCAATTTCGGCAATACGTTCTGGATGATGTAGATTACGAGCTGGGTAAATTGTTTTGCCCATTCGAGCAATGCCTGTCCTTCGCCTCGAAGGAAAATATCCCACGCATCCTTCATGTTCGAGATCATGCCGTTGAGGGATTTCGATTGCGCGTCCATAAGGTTATTGAACTTTCCGCCTTCTGTTGTCATTCCTGCGAGAGCTGCGCGTACTTCTTCGAATCCGATCTCCCCCTCCGATACCATGTCTTTTATTTCCGCATTGGTAACACCAAGAGTTTTTGCAAGCGCTTCAATCAAAGGAACGCCAGCTTCCGTGAATTGGCGCAGTTCCATGCCTGTAAGTTTTGTTGCCGCGTTCACCTGTCCGAACGCAAGAATGAGTTGAGGGAGTTTTTCCGTTCCAACACCTGCTGCAATATCTCCCAAGATTTTCAAATCGGGTAGCACTTGTTCTTGTGTTCGTCCGTATGCAAGCAGTCTCTTTGAAGATTCTTCAAGCCCCTTTAATTCAAATGGAGTTCGCTTTGCAAAATCCGTTAAGTCTTTTATAAATTTCCCTGCGTTTTCAGCAGAGCCAAGCATCGTAGTAAATGATATTTTTGTCTGCTCCGCATCCGCAGCAGCCTTGATAGCCATAGCGCCAAAGCCTGCAACAGCTCCGCCAACAACTCCCAAGCCCAAAGCAAAGGTACGGGAAGCCGATGCTGCCTCCATAATGTTCGAATGGAAGCCCTTGAGATTGCCCTGTACCCTCGCAAGCACGCCACTTGCGTTGTCTGTGGCATTGATCTCTATTTGGATACGTTCATTAGCCATTATCTTTTATTATACTTCCTTTCTTGTTCTCGCGCCCTTTCTTGGAACACAAAAATGAGTGAACTGATGAACTCCCAGCTTTGAGCCAGAAACTCTTGTTCAGTCCACCCCATTTCTATGCAGAGTTGAGCTTTTAGCTCTGCCCAGCGCCAACTTTTGCCTCGCCTAAAAAATCACCCGAAATGTTAGCTCGTTTGAGTATGAGTACCAGATCACGGGCATCGAGTTTGCCTATGTTTTCTTCGGTAATAGGAAGTTTTGATCCATCCTCCGCTTCGATATTCCAGTCCTGTATAAGAAGTGAAAGCGGAAAGAGTACGCCTTGCTGTGTAGCATCTGCCGTTGCAGGCTGGTTCTTCATCATCTTCTCGACATCAAGAGCAGTAAGGGTTTCATACATTGAAATCTTACCGCCTTCGATATGCTTGAGTTCTATTTCAACTACTGTTCTTGATTGTGGAATCTTTGGCATGTTTAGTAGCTAGCTGTTGCGTTTACGATATAAGTGCCAGATGCAATGATTACGCCGTTTGTAACATCATAGAGAGCTTCAAACATAATCTCTTGAGTAGCAAGATCATCATTTGAGTTTGATGCTTCCCATTGATCGAAATGAACTACAGGAAGTTCGAGGCGGAACGCAGGATTTGTTGTTCCAATCGTTACATCCTCATTCACAATATCAATTCGTAAAGCCTTCTTTGTTCCATTGAGCATGTAGTCTCGGTATGTTCGATCCTCATAGGTAAGTTTGATTGATCCAGAAATCTTGATTCTGCGTGCAAGAATGTCTACTGGCTGAACTGTGCCCAAAGCGTTTTCTCGGATCACTTCGCGCTCGATTCTTACTTTCAATTCCTGCGTGTTGATCTCGCTTGCTGCATCAAGTCCTGTGGTATCTGCCGCGATCTTTACATTCACATGCTGATGGGCAAATTTGTTTGATGCGGAATATGATGGAGTTTACCGAGTGAAATCTTTGTGCAGCATTGCAATAAAGTTTGCACGGCATTTTACAAGTTCACCAAGAACCGCAGAAAGCTCAAAGTTATTTACTGCTGCTTTTGCGTATGCAAGGGATTTCGTTGGAGATTCTGCTGCATTGATAGGATCGTTCATCCAGAGCGTGAGCGTTTTGCCCTGCACAGTAGTACCAAGCGCAAGCGTATGTTTATAGACTGAATTGAATGAAGCAGATGAGAGAGAACCAAAGAGAGAATAAAGAACATAAGGGAGAACTTTATCCTGCATCTCAAATTCCAGATCACCTTCCGCCCACTTTGATGTAACGAGAGCATCATCGCCACCTGCGAGAACCCCATAGTTACCTTCAAAGACTGCTTTCAAAACTTTATCTTCAACATTGTAATTCATTTTGGGAATCCAAAATGTAGGTACAACGGGCGTGCCTCTGGTTGCTTCAACCGCTACGCCTACTTCCTGTTGCCTGCCTATAAACTTTGCCATATCTTTAATTTTATTATACCACAGCCGATAATTTATGCCGTCAATGTGTAATCTGTGCGTACTTCAAAGCTGATCGTACCCACTCGATACTCCTTTGTTTCATTCGCGTATCCCCATTCGGAAGGCGCTGCGCGGCTCGTTAAAACAGTGCCCGTGAGGGTATAATCATCATCCAAAGCCCCTAAAATGCGTGAAATCATAGCTCCCATGAGGGTTTCTGCGGTATCTACCCCCCTTTGCTGGCGCTCTATGAATATGCTGATCTTGAAGCCAAAGCTCCGCATGTTCTCGTTCGTACTCAAAAAATCGGAAGAATTACCCGATACAACAAGGGTTGCAAAAGGGTCTTTCTGTATTTCCGAAAGGTTCGGCTCGTAATCAAAAACCGCATCAGTATCCAAATCGGTATCTGCCCTCAAGATCGTCATGATCTTATTCTTTATTGTGGCAATGTCTACGAAACTCATAGTGATTTTATGTGATGGTTAAAGGCAGCTCTGATATATGGGAGTGCCTGCTTCGCTCCTACTGTCATAAACGGCCTCTCGCGCATGAACCTCGTGCCCTCATGTACAAATATAGCATAGGGAGCTGTTGGGTAGATCGTTGCCTGATAGGTTGAGTAGCTCTGCACGCCAATGGAGTTTCGAAGAAAGCCTGTGCGTATTGCTCTGGTAGCTCCCGTGGTAATTGCGATCTTTGAATATCGCTCTACAAGAAATGCGCTCTCTCTGATGCCATCGCCAATAGCTTTGGCAACTTTCAGCTTCCCAAATCTCTTTATTGCACTATCAATTCCCCCTACGTTTATTAAGATCATGCTTTGTTTCTGATGATAATAAGCTCCTTGTGCTGGAGTGCGCCGTAATCACGCATATGCACTTCCATTACGTCATAACTCACATTATTTGAATCAACCACACGATCACCTTTTTTCACTGGAGTATTTTCATCACAGTATGCAATGTATGTAGCGCCGTATACTCCTGCATCAACGCTTCTGCCTTCTTTGCCAAGCGGCTGAACCGAGGCATCAGCAGTTGCAGTGGCAACAAGATTCTTTACGTTTCCAGAAAGTGTTTTGAATGTCTTGATTCGTAAAAGGTTATCATAAAAAAATCTCATACATCTTGAAGTGCATATTTTTCCAAAATCGCCTTTACTTCTGCTGATCCAAAAAGCACGGAATGGAATGAAACCTGCTGATCTCCTATGCGCTGGCTCGATGCCCCTTCACCCTTTCGGTTATTGAAAACGCCCGATACAAGTTTCTGGCACACATATTCAATCTCCATAGGAAGGGTATGGGAAGCAATAGTATTTTCATTATCGAAATCAATCTTATATCCAGCAACTTCAAATTGAGGGATCACTTTATAGCCGTGAGCTATTATTTTCTCATAGACTTCTTTTTCGAATTGACTATCAAAAACATC